CAATCCGATGTAATTGTCAATCGGTAGCCAAATTTCTAATCCTTCCATAATTCTTTCATTGGTTTTTCCCAACAATCTATTCCGTAACTTTTTAATAAAATATTCAATTGTGTGTTCAATGAATCCTTTTTGACTTGATCCATTGAATCGATGTTCATTCCTAGCATAAAAAATGACTCCATTGCCGTGCACGCATTTTGGAACGTATCCAATGCATCAGGCAATTCCGGATCATCATTTCGGTTTGGTGGAAATAATACGGCCATTGTTTTTTCCAACTCCCTGACCATTTGTTTTGTTACCATCTTTACGGCCTGTTTGTTTGCAGGATGTCCGTGCCACGATCCATCAATGAAATCCAAAATATTTTGGCACAATGCGAAAAATGTCAATAATCTGATTTTGTCTTTTGTCGTTTTCATAGGTTGTCAATATTTAATAAATCTTTCGGGAATTTGTATGGATCAATGCAAAGGTCAATTTTGATGATCTTATGAAATATCATTATTTCCTGTATATCCTCAATGATTTCCAATGCTTCTTCATGGGTTGTTGGATTTGGGCATTTAATATCACCAATTACAAATATTTGCTCATCTTGAAATGTCATTGTAATAAATTTTTAGGTTTCTAACACGATTATAAACAACACGTTTTTCTCTTTCTGATCCGTGCATCAGCCGAGCCACACACGTTTCCAAGAATAATTTTGGATTGTGGATTAATTCCCACGCATTCACACGGATTGGTTCCGTGCTGAAATTAGGATCTGCAATTCTTTCATTGGCCCAATCGATGGCCTTTTGTCTGTTTATGTTCATAGTTTTTTTAATTCTATTTTTACTTCTTGCCAATAGCATTCTGCATATTCATCAACATCACTACCAGCTTTCATTATCTCATCTACTGCAACTAATGCACAATTAATACATTTAACATAATCCTCATCAAATAAAACATTATATCCAAATAGTGATTCTTCAAATTTTGAAACAAGTTCATCGGCTTTTTCCTTTGCTGTCATCGTATTGTCATTTGATTTTCTAATTTCCCATCTGTGTAACCTTCCCTATATGCTTTCATTATTTTATCCTGTTCGATAAATTTTTGCGATTCGTAATATTTCAATTTCTCAATCAACTCATCTAATGATCGCACAATGATGTATTCATATCCGCAATCCCTTGCTTTTTGCTCGAAAACCTTTTGGTTTGGTTGCTGTGAATTGCCCTTGATTTTGACCTCAACAAATAGGCCGTGAAAGGTTGAATTTGGCAAAAGGATCAATAGGTCAGCGACACCGGCTTTGACTCCCTCAGCCTTTAATTTGGCTGCAACTGCTTTGTTTCTCCATCCACCATTCGGTATTGCAAAAAACGTGTAATTGTTTAAATCCAAATACGTTGCCAACACCGTTTGCAATCTGTGTTCGTGTTCGTTTCTCATTTTATTTCGTGATAAATAGGTTTAATTCCTCCATTTTCCAACCAATCCTTTCGCCTTTCAATGCATCTTTTTGCATAATCAAATGATTCACATATTGAATGATGTTTATTTGAATCGTGCCAAATAATCTTTCCACTCATATTGTCAATATACATCCATTCAAACCAATGTTTTTCCTGTGGATAAAACAAATGATTCAATTCCATTATTCTGTATTTTCTCATTTGATTTCGTTTAGGGTTATACTAACTCGAACAATGCCATCTGTTTCCAACATTTCCTTTTGGGCTTCCCCTGACAAAATATCGGTTTTAACTTCTTCTAATTGATTGACAATTGATTCAATATTGGTATCAATTACCATCACTACTTTTAATTCAAATTTTGCGTTTGCCATTAGGTTTGATTTTTAAAATTGTTTTTCTAAATACGTTTTTATCTTTATTTAACGACTTGTTTAATTGATCCATCCATTGATCCCATTCTTTCATATTGAATTTTTCCTGATCCTGAACATACAAAACCGGATTACCTTTTATGTCTGTGTATAATGTTCCGCCCATCATCGTTTCGTTTTAATTTGAACCAATCCCCTGTTTTCATCAAAGTAAACCATTTCAAAATCCTCAATGGGTTCGAATGTATCCATCATAAATGCCTGACTAACTTCCGAACGTTTTGCAATTACTTGTTTTTTGCCACCATTCTTTGATTTTCTGACCTGATTAATAATAATTAATACAATGCATCCAATCAGTAAAATTCCTGCTTTTAAAATCATCTTTTTCATATGTCCGTTATTGGTTTTCATTTTTAAAAATATGATTGTAATATTCTTCGCCACTTATGAATGGCAATGAAATGTCGTATGTGGTTACAATTATATCTTTTTCCATTTGTTTGGCTTTTTCAACCATTAAATGAATACCCCCAATTTCGTGCGGAAAATATTCGCCTAATTCTTCAATTAACCATTGAACCGCCGTTTGTTGCTTTGCCATATTTACCTGATTATCTGATTAGCATCAATGTCTAACATTTTACAAATTCTCAATGCTGTGATAAGATTTGGCACCATTTTGCCACCTATCCAATTGCACACCGATGAATGTGTGCTGTTGATCTCATCGGCTAATTCTTGCCGGCTCATATTCTTTTGCTCTAATGCTTTTAGCACCAATGTGCCAAATTCTGTTTCCTCTGCTTTCATAGTTTAAATAATTTCTCCGTTTTCGTTTAATGTCATGTCCATATCAGCTAATTGATGGCAAAACAATTTGTATGCCTCCGCTTTGCATCCTGCTTTCCACAATTCAAAGTCATTGTATTTGGGCCGTAATCGTTTCGATATTTCAACACGATCTGATTCAGGGCATTTCCAAATTCCAAATCTGACTAAATCATCGTACAAATGCGATAATCCGCCTATTATCCATATTTGTTTCATATAGTCAAAATCACCATTTGATTCGACATGTTTTATTCGCTTTACGTATGAATTTACAATTGCAATTGCTAATCCTTTTTTGACCTCATCCGTTGGAACCGGTTTGACAATTTCGGGTTCCGGCTTTTTTACATTCTTTGTTTCCTGCCTTGCATATTCGATGTATGCGTTCATTATCCGGCCAAAGTATTCACACGAAAAATTCTCATAGCATTTGCAATCAGTATTCAATTTCCCTGCAACTGCCATTTCAAATGCAATGGCTATTTCTTCCGGTGTTTGGTTGCCATAATTTGATTTTATAAATGCTAATAAAACATATTTTTCCTCATCTGTCGGCATATTTGATCCACGCAATCCAACCATTAGCATTGCCATTCGCAATACCTGTTTTAAATCATTCTCAGATCGTGTCCTGATGTTTGGTGTGCTTTGTGCCTTAATAATCAAATTGGCTGTTCCCTTACCAATTTCGTAGGGCTTCAATTCTTGCGGCACTTGTGCCAAGTTTTTCACCGGTTGAATTTCCATTGTATTGTTGTTGTTTAGGATAGATTATGATTTCATCATTGAAACATTTGCCGTTTAAATAGGTAGATGGATTTTTTCTAAACTGAATATCCGGGTTTGCCTCAACGTATTTGGCAAATGTCATTGTTATTTTTGTGATTTCCTCATCTGTCAATTTATTCCAAATCTTTTCGCATTTTGACCTATCAATTTTTTTGCCGTAACCTTCCCAAAAAATCTCAAAATCATCTAATCGCTTAATAGTAGATTTGTAAATTGGTAAATTGGTAGATTTGTTAATTTGTATATCTATACTAGCAATGCTTTGGGCTTGCTTTCGACCTTGCTTTGCCGTGTGATTCAACAATGCTTTGTCAAGTGCTTTGGTAGGTGCTTTGGTAAAATTTACCAATGCAATAACGTTTGCAGAATACTGATTTTTAGATTTTTCAACTAATTTAATCAGACCAATTTCAACCAAATCCATCAGGGTATTATGATAGGTTTTGTAATTTTTAATACCTACCGCCTCCATCACCATTGTGGTTGGTAATCCAAATTTCTCTTTCCAACCCAATCTGTTGCAATGCTCAATGGCAAAGAAATAAACGGCTGCATGATTCGGTTTTAAACGATCAGGATTTTCAAATGAATAATCCCAAAAATTTCGTGACATTGAATATATATCCATATTATTGTTTTGATCTATTATATAAAATACCACCTAAACGTTCCAATGCGATTTCTGCCTGATCTTTTTTGCCAAAAAAATAACCATCAAACGCAATATCTATACAATCTAAAACTTCAATAAGACCGTATTTTTTAATGTGTTTTGAAAATGCTAATTCCGGATTAATTACGTGATATGGTTTAAATTTTTCAGACCAATAATCATTTACCTTGTTTAACTCAAAATTCGCATTTTTCTGCAACTCATTCCGCCATTGCAAAATCATTTCTAATTGTTGCCTTCTAATGTTTAATTCTTCAATTTGAATCCTTTGTTTTTCAACAACTGAATTGTCTGACAATTTTCGATGTGATTTTCCCCTATTGCACACAAAACAACTTGTAATCAAATTTAATAAATCATTTTGTCCGCCATGCTTAACAGGGTTTAAATGATCAATTTCCAATACAACATCCGGTGCCTTTGCTCCACAATATTGGCATGTAAATGAATCACGTTTGAATACCTCAAATCGTAATTTTTTTGAAATGCTTTTTCTTTCTTGCATCATAATAATATAAAAAGCCTCCAAGTAAATCCCCCGCTTCTCACCTCGGGTTCATTAAATGAAGGCATTTTAAGTCTTTCAATCGCTATGTTGTGAGAAGGCGATTACATGACAAACATACAAAAATTAAATAATAATCACACCTTTCAATGGTTTAAATTTAAACAGGTTGCCATATTGTGGGTGTTCTAATACAAATTTTCTTGCGTAATGTGGTGCCATATTATTGTTCACCTTGAATGGATCATTGTTTGATCGGAAAGAATATTCAAAACGCATTTGCTCAAATATGTACTTTGAACCAATCTGTCTGCGACCTTCTTTTGCCATCCTAATTGCAATCATTTTGTACAACTCATAGATGTGTTTGTTGCTTTGGTCGTATTGCTGAAAGTTTACCATAATTATGTGATTTTGGGTGAATTAAATTCAATTTTGCGTAATTACTTTGTAGTTCCTTTGCGATATGCGACCAAACCTGATTGAACGTATATCCTAACTCATTTGTTTTTGCCATCTTTTACCATGTTTAAAATTGCCCCTAATATCGTGAAAAACATTTGGGCACAAGTCCAATAAAAAACCAAATTTATTTTGTCATCAATGCTCATTTCATATATGGATTTTCGGTTGTCATTTTGTCCCATAAATCATATTCGCTAAATATGTATGTTTCGGGATTATCTTCAATTGCTAAATATTTAACCTCAATTTTTCTTAAAAAATGTCTAACAATCCAATCTTCATTATCTCTATCTCTAACCCATACAACTTCGCCTAATTTTGGCAAATTTTCCGGTCTTTCTTGCGAAAATCCATCTAATTTGTATTCTGTAAATGATAAAGAAGGTTTTCCGCTATCAGTAATTCTACCATCTTTTGTGTATGCGTTAATTACATTACAATCAAATTCAATACCAATTGGATAATAGCCTCTACTTATTTTAGTAATTGTCCCCCATCCATAAATATGACAATATACCCTGTCATTTTTTTTAAATATTGTATCCATCATTTCTTTACGTATCTAATTATTGACATTATAGGTATTCCAATCAATCTACGTTCCGGATCGGGATGTTTGAAAAACAATGTCCGATTCCCATCTGTTGCGTGATCCAATGTGGATTTCAAAAACAAAACCTGATTCCCCAATCGGTATTCAAGTTCATACACGGCCCCAATTTCGACATCTCTGTGCTTTAAATTTGCCGTTGCAACGGAATATATGGCCTTCAATTCTCCGTGCCTTGTGGTGTAACTATCAACGATTTTTCTCATGGCTAAAATGGTAATTCATCGGTTTCGATTGGATTCACTTCACGTTGGATAGGCTGTGCCGAAACAGGTGCGCCCGGATCATTTAAGATTTTCAACAATTTAAAATTCCCGATAATTGGCAATTTTACTCCTGCCTCACGTTCCTCCTTTGTCGTGTTTTGCTTTACGAATCCATTGTTTTCGTATTGATCAGGTGTATCGGTCAATACACCTGTGATGTCCAAATATCTAGCCCCTGTTTTTTGGCTGTGAAAAACTCTGTTTTCATCGATTTTTGAAAGGTCAATTTTAATGCTTACTAAACGTGCCATTTGTTATTTATTTAGATTGTTTATTTAATTACTTTTTTGATTGTGGTTGTGGATGTCTTTGATGGTGGGTAAAAATCCATCAATTCACCTGTTTCCTCATCCAATGTGGATGTCTTTGATTTCAATGCTTTACAGAATGCCTCCACCTCTTTTTGTTTCTCTTTTAGGCGATCAATTTCAAATTGCAATTTGCACCATGTTTCGGTTTCCGAATAATCGTATTTTACACCACCCTCCATTTCTGAAAAGTCAACACCAAATGCTGATAATTTGCTGTCCTTATTTTGCCTCAAATCGACAAATAAATGGTCTTTGATATGTTTGTCCATTTCAGATGCTAACAATTGAAATTTGGCCAATTGTGCCGCCAATTTTACAACGTTGATTGAATCTGCGTTGGCCATAAAGTTTTCAGCCATCTGTGCAATCTCTTTTTTGCTTAAATCTAGGATTTGGCCATCAACGGCCATTAATTCGTTTTTCATAGGTTATTTGATTATTTGGTTGATAATTCTGATTTTCTGTGGTTTATTAATTGTATAATTTCTTTGTTTGCTTGTGCCTCATCGGTTAATTCATCCCACAACTCTTTTAATTGCTCAACATTTTGCATTTCTTTCACCTTTTTAATTAATGATGCAAATTGAATGTCAAAATTTGATGGTTCCGGCATTCCTGTTTTGGCCTGTGGCTTCGATACTTTGTTTTGTGGCTTCGTTTGAATCTCGTTGCTATGGATTGCATCTGTGTCATCAATATCGCCTGTTGGAACCAAAAATGAATATAACAATGCATATTTCAACGCATACGTTGTTGCTTTTCCTGCTCCTTTGTCCTGTGGATCAACTCCATGACCGTATCCGCATATTTCCTGACTTTCACCGCTTTCATGCATCAATAAAAACGTTGAATACACCTCCGTAAATACTGACTGCTTTGCCTTCATTTTTCCATTGTAATCCAATTCATCCCAACGTTCAATTTTGATTGTTGGTGTAATCCCAATTGGTAAAATGCATAAACCATTTTTTGCCATTGATTGGCCAATGATTTTTTTTACCTCTTTGTCCGGAACACCTTTGTATGCCATTTGCCCTGTGCCAATTGTCATTGATTTTTCAATCCCTTTGACATCATTCATCACGTTAATGATTGCTTTAATTAGATTTGATTTTTGACTCATCGTATAATTGTTTTGAAATTCGGTTGATTGATTCCCACATTAGGGGATAGTTTAATTTTCTTGAAATGGCCATTTGCACATTGTGCGATTCCCATTTGTCTTTGCGTGGTGGCTGAATGCCTCTTGTGTTTAAATCCTCAGCCACCATTCGGTGCAATTCACCTGCGTTAATTTTAACCCTCATATCTTTTTTCTAAACTCTTTTTATATTTCTGTTCCAACATATCCTGCATAGATTCAAATTCCTCCGTGCCGATTTCTTTGCCACCATTATTGGTCAATTCGTTTTGGATAAATTTTCCAAGTTCATCCGTGCTGTTGAATGCTTTGGTCATGTTGTAATATCCTGCGTGATCTTTGAATGTGATTTTGTAAACCATTGCCGTAGTGATTAAATGTTTCCAACGATGTACATAATTTTCACACAGATTGCAATGGCTGTTAAAACGATAACTAAACATGCAATGTCATTTTTGTCGATTGTTTTTAATAGATTCCACATAATTGTTGTTGTTTATAAGATTGCCACAGAATCCGCTGTGGCCCGGTGCGCTGTACGAATACTGTGCGACTTTTATCTTGAATTTCTTATTTCTTTTATATCTGCAATTCTTGAATTTAAAACTGCTAAACATTTTTTGCATTGCAATTCTTTTGGAAATTCTTTAAAATATGAAACTTTTTCTGATACATTGACAGGGAAAAAAGTCAGACTATGTGTAGTTCCGCAAGAAATTCCCGACAAATATTTAACTAATACTTTGTCATTTTCACCTAATTTTAATCTAAAATCTTTCAAGTGTTGTTTTTGATTTGCCATTGTTGTTGTTGTTTGTTGATGTAAACCTACAACCTTTATTTTATATTTCAAACAACTTCAAACAAAATATATCAAAAAAATATCAAAAATTTATTTAACGGTCATAAAAAAGGGCAAATCCAATGGAAATGCCCTTTTTGTTTCAACAACTATGAATCAATAACCTTTAATCTATCGATACAAAACTACACAATTTTCCCATCTTTTATCATAATGTTTTCAACCTTTGATTTCCCATTCTCTATGGTCACAATTGCCATTCCGTTATTGTGCTGTGCAAATGGGTAATATTTAGGCGATAATTGTGTCAAACATCCTGTGGAATATGTGTGGATATATCGTTTAAATCCATCCTTTTTGATTGTGTTGGTTGTTCTGTGAACGTGTCCAATTAATGTATTGCAGAACGTTTTGTTGAACGTGCTTTGCGATGGGTTCATTCCACCTGCCATCAATTCGTGTCCATGACATACCAACAAATCACCCATTTCCATGCCCTGCCAATCAGGAACAAATTTGATGTCTAATACATCCATTCGAAAAAACTTATCAAATTGCATTTCGTGCAATTGGGCAAATTCCTCTGCCTGCTCATTCAAATATCGTTGATACCTGTTTTCGTGGTTGCCTGCCTTGAAATAAATTGGAATCGTTGGGAATATGCCACGCAAGGTTTGCAAAAAATTACGGCACATATCTATTTCCTTTGGGAAATCACGTAAATCCTTTTCCTTTTCGTGTCGGCTGATGCTGTAAAAATCAAATGTGTCGCCATTTAGATACAGGCAATCAATGTTTCTTTCTTTTAATTCCTTAATGGCACACACCACGGCTTCAACTGAATGAAACGGCACGTGTATGTCGGACAATATCCCGATGACCTTTAAATGATCCGGCAATCGGTCTGATGTGTATTCCTTCCCAATGGATGGTTCAATACCGAAATTCTCTAATTCAAAAAATGTCGTGGATTCAATCTGTGCCTTTGGCAAATTTTTCAATTGTGCCTCATTACGTTCACGGATTAAAATATTGTGCTTTCTCATTGTTTTACGCAACAATTCAGCCGTTTGGTATCCGTATGTTTGGTAATAGGTTTCTGAAAAGGTTTTTAGGTTTAATGGCGATGAATAAAAATGATCTCTGATTTGATCGTGTTTTAGTCCCATGAATAGTTTTTTTTCAAAATTAGCCAATTAACTAATTAGTAAAACCTGCAAATAAAACAAAAATGGCCGTAGATTATTCCACGACCATTCTGCATTCACCCTAATCAACATCCGATGCACTTATAAAATGCACGGATGTGCACTACCAAACCTATGAAAAACAAATTATTCCTGATATGATACCCTGTAACTACTAGCCACATCCGTGTAATTATTTGGGATATGGAATTGACAGGTGTAAATATTTGATTTTAACTGAACACGGATTGAATCAACAATTGCCGAATCTGTTTCGGTTAATGTGTTGAATTTGATCCATAATTTGTGGGCCATTGTCATCACGGCATAATCATCCATATTATACAAATCGCCCTCATATTGCATCGAATATTGCCTAAAATCATTCAATCTTTGTTGTGTGATTATTTGTTCAATAAACAATCCGTTTGCATCCTGTGCACGTTTGAATGAATTTGCATCGGTGAATGCACCTGAAAATACAACTGAATCAACATCAGCCTGAACCACATCAGAATGCTCCATGACATCAGATGTCACAAATGTTCCTGATTGCTCCCTGATAAACCAAGCCTCTTTGTAAACGTTTTGCTCTTTGTCAATATTACGAATGGCACAATTGTCCAAATATACACCTGTGTAGGATCCTGTTGCATCAATGTATGGCAATGCAAATCCCAATTCAATTTGTCCGGGTTCTGGTGCATCTTTTGCCGTAAATTTAAAAGATTCAAATGTACCTGCCCCAACAACGGCTGTTGTATTCCACGCAATTGATCCTGGTGATGTTCCCCACGTTTTGTTTGTTTCACTCCAATATTGGTAAACACCCGGTGCATATTCAATTCGCAAATACCATGGCAATCTGTTATCGGAACCGCCTTTGTCAATATTAACCGAAAACAATACCTGATATTGATTGCCTTTCACGGCATTTCCTGCCCCTGTGGTGAACAATTTTGTCTGATATACTCCCAATGCACTTGTGCCTGTGAATTTGATCGCCTTACGGCCTGCAAATGCGTTTGGCTCAAATGTTCCAACGGCACCGAATGTGGTATCCCAATTTTCGTACCCAAATTCAAACGATGCATTCAGATTCAAATCAACCTGTTGTTGTGAAATATCCACAATTTCCTGATATTTTTTGACCGGTCTGCGTGGTGTTCTGAATAGGTTTTGGCCAATTGGTTGCATATTTGTCGGCACCACTTTCAACATATTTGTTGTCACGGCTGTTTGTGCCACACCGGATGCATTATAAATCCAATATTTGATGTCCTCTGATCCGCCATTCAAAAACCCTTGTTTTGCTGTTAATATCCCGGAACCAACATATGTGCCTGCCTGAATGCCTGCAATGATTCGTTGATCACCATACGATGAATTGTTCACAATATACCAACGGCCAAACGATTGAAATAAACGGCAATTGAATCCCATAAGGATTGACCGCAATGTCATTTTTGCATCATTGATGATATAATAATCGTGATAAAATCCAACCTTTTTGATTGTCACCTGATCAAACACGTTTTTCCATGCTGAATCGGTTGCGATTCTTAAATCATTGCTGATGTAAATGTCGTAATCCAATGATAAATTGGCCAATGCATTCCACATAAATTGCCATAATGTGGCATTATCTGTGCCAACCGCAGGCATCCACGTATCAAATCCATCCAATTGCCCCAAATTGTCTGTGGCTGTGATTGACAATGAATATGGTGTGGAAACCAATGCCTGTGAATAAAGATCGTTTACAACCCAACCTGACCAATATGTGGCCCAATTGCCGGCCGATGATTCGTAATAAATCACCACTTTGTATTCACGTTCATCGTACAAATAGAAATCATCATAGGTCACATCATCTGTCACCAATAAATTCAAGGTGCACAATGATCCAATCAATGGCTCATATAAATCCTCTTCTGCTTTCCATTCGATTTCAACCGGCTCACCTGAACCAACCATTGGCAAAACGGCACCTGAATATCCGTTTTTGAAAATCTCAACTTTTCGTTTGTTGCCTTTAATATCAGCAAATTCCAAACGATATTTCACACCGTATGCCATATTTATCCTATTCTATTTCTTTGCTTTTCTGCTCTTTGTAATGCCACCACCAAATCCTGACCTCTCAACACAAATTCGCCTGTCATTGGGCCACCGCCTCCGCCATTGCCTTGATCTAACATTCCTTGCAATTTACTCAATGGTGCGATTACCTCAGGATTTGATTTTGCACCCGGATATTCACCCATCAAACCCATTGTTGGGCCGGATACGATACCACCCGCCGCAAATTTTGGAATCGCTGCAAACGCTGATAATACACCACCAATTGCCGTTGCAATAAATGCCGGTGTTGTAAATATGGCTGCCGGGCCGGTTGCTGTTCCTGATTGTGTTGCACCTGCAATTGCACTTGACATTGCTGATGCTTGATTCATGACTATTTGCTGAATAATCATTGATCCTAATTTTACCAATGTTTGCAACATTACCTGTGCAAAACCTTCAAATCCTGTTGATGCCAATCCCATTGATTGGATAATTGAATCACCTAATGCTGTAAATGCTTGACCTGTTTGATCGGCTACCATTTGACCAATGGTCATAATACTATTATATTTTTCGGCTAATAAATCTAATTGTGCTTGTTGTGTCTGAACCGATGTTGTAATTGCAGCATCCATTACTGCCAAAGGTGATTTAACCTTTCCTGCTAAACCTTCAAAACCTTGAAAACTTACATTTTTCAACGAATCCTGTATGCCTCCCAATTTCATTGCATTAAAGAATTTGAACAAATCCATTAATTCAATTTTTGATTTGTCCACCTCTTTATTCAATGAAATCATTGAATTTCTAATGCCTGTTACATCATCACTTAATTTTTTGGCTTTGCCTCCATCTTCACCAATTGCACCTAATCCTAAATTTGCATTATTACCGCCACTAGCAGCCTTTGCATCTTTGTCTAATTTTGCTAATAATGCCCTATTTTCTTGTAATTGCTTTACTTGTTGTGCAATCTGTGCATCAATTGCACCGGCTGAAACACCCTGTGCGGCATTCATACCTGTAACAGGTGCCTGTGCTGCTGATTTTTGCTTTTTAAGTAATTCTATGGATGCATAAATCTGCTTATTTTTTTCACGAATAGCATTTGCATCTTTTTGCTCTTGTTCTGTTAGCTTATTATCAGGTTTTAATGCTTTTGCATAATCATATGCTGATTTTGCTGCCACACCTAGCAATGTTGCTAATCCTGCTATTCCACTAGCTGTTTTTAAGGTCAAATTGAATTTAACCGCTGCGGCTGTCATTAAATTAAAACCTTCAATGACTTTTGGAACAATTGTACCTACTAAAAACAACAATGGGCCTGTTGCTGTTGCAATTCCTGCCAATGCGACAATAAATGTTTTTGTGCCTTCACTTGAATTTGAAAACCCTGCAATCATTTCATTTAATGAACTCACAATTGATGTGACCGCAGGCAACATTATCTGTCCCATTTGAGCACTTAATTGTTTCATGCCTTCGCCAAACATACGCATTTGGTTTGCGGCTCCATCATTAGTTCTTGCAAAATCACCTTGTGCATTTTTGGTGGCTGACATCACATAATTATAACGCAACAACACTTTTTCAGCCTGTGTCATTGTATCATATTGCTTTGTCATCCCTTGTGACAATGCATATGCTTTTACATTGGCTTCGGTCATCACAATGCCTAACCGCTTCAATGATTCGGTTTCGCCTGTAAAAATTCCATTCAATGCCGTTGTGGCTTCCTTTATATTTATGTTTTTAAAAGAGGATAAATCACCGGCTAAGCCAACTAATGATGTGGATAATTTTGCAGCCTCACCAACACCTAATCCCATTGACGTTGCCATGTCACCAAATAATGATGCCATATCCAATGCCGTACCCTCAGCAATACCAAATGATGTCAATGATGTTTTTGCAAAATCTTTCACCAATTGTGATGATGATTTGAAAGCAACATCAACTTTATTCATTGATTCATTAAAATCAGATGCCATCTTTACTGATGCCGTCCCGGCTGCCAACAATGGGGCCGTCACAAATGTTGACATTGTTTTGCCAATATCAGCCGCTTGTTTAGAAAATGCGACTAATGATTTCTGTGCATCTGATAATGCTGAATTCAAATCGGTGGAATCACCGGTTATTCGTACTTTTAGTTCCTCTGCCATAATGTAAAGTTAAAAAAAAAGCCAACCTATAATTTAGATTGACTTTTTTCAATTTGTTTTAAAAATGCCTCGAATTGTTCCGGTGTTGATTTCGGTTTGCCTTTCTCCAAATACACATCCTGTGGCAACGGGAATAATTTATCAGGTGAAATTATTTGTGATTTTTTGGTGGCATTCGAATTTACAATCATGGTGGAAATAAATCGTGTCATTTCCCAATTCAAGTTTACATTTACACTCCAACTCTCCCCCAACAACGCATTTTCTTTCCAAGTATTACGCCAAAACTGATCCGGTGGAATACCTGCCTGACCGATATAAAAATCAAGCATTCGATCCCACGTTAGGGGTTGATCTGCTTTGGGTTTTTTGTCGATTTTTCAACGTTTCTACGTACACCGGCATTAAGGTCATTGCCCAAAATTCTTGATTCCATTAAGGTGTTTACCAATAATGTCAATGAATCAGGTGTCATATCCTCCATCCACGATCCTACCTGAAAAACATTGTAATCAATAGGGTTTCCGTTTTCTTGATCATATGCCAAAATCCCCGCATATACTAATGCACGCATTGTGTTCAATGAAATACCTGATGAAAATACCTTGTCAATTTCTGAAATTTTGTGTCCGCTTGCATCCTCAAATGCAACCCAAAAATTCATGCTGAAATGTAGTGTGCGATCCTTACCGCCAATGTTTAATTGACAATAACCACGTTTGCGATTTTCCATTGTGTTTGATTAGGTGTTTAAACTTTAAAACCCGGCACCATTTTGCTGATGCCGGGATTATATTTTAGCAATCAACAAATTATGCGTTTGTTGACTTAACGATTGCCCCTGTCAATGTGATTGAACCTGAGAATGTAACCGCCGCTTCCATTTCCGCTGATTGCTCAATTGATGCGATGTAACCCTCAGCCGTGTAAACCGTGTCACCTGATGCAGCCGTTCCGAATACACACGTGATGATTGTACGATTCAAAACGAAATCAACTAATTCCTCAGCATTTGCCGCCGATGCGTAGTTTACTAAACCATCAAATGAAATTTCACCTGAACGTAAACCGCTGATTCCCTCAGACCAACCGCCTGAATCCTTTGTTGTTGCATCTGCAATGTCCTGTGAAATTGACAATGTGCATGATGTTGTGTGTGCAATGGCCGTCCCTTCAACTTTGATCAATAGGTTCGTGCCGTTAAATACTCCCGATGTTGCCATATTTTTGTTTAATTTTTATGCTCTTATTTTATGCAAATATATTCAAAATCAATTATACATTTTGCCATTGAATATTTAAGTTTTCCCAATTGGTAAACACCTGATTCCATATCAATCGTGCATCGGTATAAATACGGCCCGAAATCTTAAAATCAACCGAATACGTTGAAACGTTTTCCATCTGTGAAACCTGCTCAACGTTTTGGATGTACCCTAAACCATAATAAAACATCCCGGCCGTTTGGAATACCCATTGAACCTGTGCACGTGTAATTATTCTTTCAACAAATTGATTGTAATTAACTGAATCAGAATAATCAATCAAACCATCAGCCGTGAATGATGCCGATCGTTTACCGGCCAAAACCTCTTTCCAACCTTGCGAATCTTTATTGGTAAATTCGGCCATATCCATTTGCAAAGACATCGTGGCTGATTTGGAATGTCCTAATGCCACATCGCCTTCATACAAAACAACATTGGTGCCGTTTACTAATGCCATTAAACCGCAGGTGATTCAATTTCCGTCAATAAGGGTTCCGGTGTTGGTTCCGGTGGAACCGGTGGAATATATTCGCCTGTGATGGTCAAATTTAATTGCTGTGCAACCCAATCCCACGCATACGCATCAACTTCCCATTGTACATATGCCTCGCCATCCATTGTCAAATTTCCTTGTGCAACTTGTGAACCAATTGTTTGATCGTCATTTTCAGCACTCAATGAATAATAAAACGTTGCGGATGTTCCCAACGTTACATTGACCGCATATGCGTTCAAAATTTTAGCCTCTTTTACCTGACCATTGTCCCAAATTGAAACCGGTTGAATAGTTTTCATATATTATAGTTCTATTTCTTCTTCAATGTTTGTAAACTCAACACCCTCAACCCAATCTTTCAGGAATCCAAATTCTTCTAATCCATCCGGATTGATTACCTGAATTACTTCAAAATCAACCTCAGTCAAATTCAATGCCTTTGATTTCTCAGTCAATTTTTTCAATCCATCTTTTGTGTACGAATAGCCTCCATTTTCTTTTAAAATTAGATTGCCATCCTTATCAACTGATGCATTGTCCAAACGAAATTCCTCTGCCTGTTCCTCGTATTTATCCAAATATGGCTTCAATTTCTCGTTGATTTTAGCCAATTTCTTTTGTGCCTTTGTCTTTTGATCACCGGCAAAATGGCTCAATACACGTGACAAAACAATGATTTCTGCGTACTTCTTTTTCATTTTATGTTGATTTGGTTGTTTAATATGCAAATATACTGATTATGGGCAATACGTTGCACCACTAACAATTTGAATTGATCCGTTGTAACCTGATGGAATATTTGTTTGTGGCCCCTGTGAAATTCCGTTGTAATAATAAAACGTTGGACTAAATCCGGGCAAAACATACCGCTGACCATATCCTAATGCCGGTGCAATACGTGTCCACGCAGCGGCACCGCCTCCGCAGGCTGTTAATTGATAATATGTATATTGAACCGCAACCAATTGGCTTTTTACCACCAATTCATTGTTCGGAACACCTGACAATGGTGCTGATTGAATTTCAATATATGATTGAATTAATTCCCTACGCACGCAACGGCTTGCCGGAACACCTGATGGTGGCATAGGTAGCAATTGCAGGAAATACCCATTATTGCAGGCATTTATTAAACTATCCCACGAACACGTTTGATTTGATGCGACTGATGTCCATTGCATATCAATTTAGGTTTAATTGTTTTTCTAATTCCGCAACCCTTTTTTCTAGTCTTGCAATTTTTGCCGTGTGAACTTCACGATATGATAATGAAAGGAAACCATCCGCATTTTTTGTCACGGCATACGGCATTAATTTTTCGGCATCTTGTGCAAAATATCCCAATTCAATTTTGCCATTTTTTTCGTACAATTTAGCCTCTAAATTCTCAATTCCTGCAACTTGTGCTGATTCATCAATTAATGTTTTTAAACGCATATCTGATGATTCAAAAAATGATGTTGCTGTAACTGATGAATAAAATGTAGCTGTGTTTGTTGTTGCATTTAATGATAAAACCGTTTGACCTGATGGAAAACTATAAAATCCTAATGTATTTGTAACGCTACCTCCTTCGTTATATCTAATTTGAAATTTGACATCACCTGAAACGGCAAATCTTAAATGACTTTGTGCTGATGCTGAATCCAATAAAATACCTGCCATTGTGCTTGGATATGATCCTGCACCTTTTACCCTTAATTGGCAATAATTATTTGCATCACCACCTGCAACAACATCAAGTTTATAACCTGAATCTGTTTCTGATCCACCAATAATTGTGTTTCCGTTTGCTCTTATTACCATTGCAACTGAATCAGCCCCCGATGTAAAAAACAAATGCCCTGTTCCCGAATTTGTTAAAATACGACTACCAATACGCAATCCATAGGATTCCCATTGCATAAATTGCCCTGTTCCGTAATAATTTTTTGTGGTTAATCCTGCATTTCCTGCTGCTGATGATGTATATTCTAATTGCATATATCCAACAGAATCTGTTTGTGCTGTTGAACTTTGTATATGTAATTTATTTACCGGACTTACAACACCTATTCCTAAATTTCCCTGCTGACTTAACCACATTCTACCAACTCCTATACTATCATTTGCCGTTGCAAATTCTAAATATGCACTATTATTTGTTGTTCCTCTGTATCCTGAAATATGTGCTAATCTTTTGCTTCCTGCTGTTGTTGCGTTTGTGTTTGTAAATGAAAGCCTACCCAATGCCTCACCTGCATCAACTCTTGTGCCTGTTAAAGACAAAACGGCTCTACCATTAGTAGATTGTAAAATGGTCATACCACTTTCCCCATCAATATAATCAGTAGGAGTATTAGTATTAATTCCAACATTACCATTTGATCCAATAAACAATCTTGAAATAAATGTTGCACTATTACCTGATGTTCCTAATAATGTATTTTCTAATGAAATATTGCCATTATATTGAGACATTCTTGAAGCATAATCAGAAATTGAAAATACCCAATTTGTTCCATTGTAATATGCCCCTGATCCTAATTGTATATTATTAAATGAATCATTTCTACCTACTAAAAATCCTGAACCATTGCCAATTTGTAATGTACTATTAATAAAAGGATTACCCCAAGGTGCTGAACTTGAATTTATATTTACACTACCTGAAAACGATGCAATACCTGTCACATCTCTAATTGTTAAAAATGTAGAAACAGAACCACCTGTTGCACCGCCAAAATTCAAATATCCTGTTGTGTTATCTCTCCAAATATCCCAAAAATATGGTTGATCTGCTGCATTAGATAATCTCAACATAGCAGGTTTTGCAACTGCTGTACCTTTTATATTTAATCCACTACTTTCAACAACTGCACTTGTAAATCTTGCCGATCCTAATACATCCAATTTATACCCTGCATCTGTTGATGTTCCAATCATTGTATTTCCTGATGAAACATTTAAAACAAGATTATTTGATGCATCATAAAATCTAATTGCATCAGTGGCTAAAACTCTATTTTCAAGTTTTCCATAGGTTTGATTATTATCAATGCCAATTGTCCATCTTGCTGTTGTGCCATTGGTAAAATCAACCATAGATGCCGCTGTTGCACCTGATTGTAATTTAATTCTAGCTGCATCTCCTGACCAAGCAATTAAATGCAACAATGTATTTGGTGATGTATTATTTATTCCAAAATATGTTCCATCTGTGTATAATGTACTATTTGCAATTGTGCTTGTTGCTGACCATTTTGGAATATATCCTGTTGATCCTGTTCCACCAACACCACCTAAACCTGCCAATGTTTGATCACCTGTATTTGTTCCACTTAAATTTGTGGCTGCTAATGTTCCGTGAATTGTTGTATTACCATTATTTAAAATGGTCATCGTATCTCCACCCTTTGTCCACGAATATATTTTCATATTATCTTCTCCACCACCATTACCAACACGAATTTGCCATTGTTTTGATCCGGAACCATCCCACGTTGTTGATCCAACCTGAAAACGAATATGTGCCTGTGTTGTTCCATTGACTAAAATACCACCAATGTTTGATCCACCAACTGCCCTAAATATTGCATTTACATATGGTTCACCACCTGTATTGTAAGATGAAATTAATTGACCTGTCATTGTACCACCTGCTAATGGTAAATATGCAGATAAATTTGGGCCGGTCGAAACCGAACCATCAGCCATCAAAAATTGACTTGATGTTCCACCCGATTTGATAAACGATGCCGATGTCAATGTGCCGGTATTTATCGCATTCCCTGATGGTGTTATTTGGAACTTTGTTGCACCGGCTGTTTGGTCATAAATATAAAAATACCCTGAATCAACAAATAATGTGTAATCCGGATTATTATCTGTATCGGTGAAATATAACTTTGGTGAAATTCCGCTGATTGTCATATCACCTGTGAATACAGGGTTGGCCGCATCCGCTTTTAAAGCAAGTTTTGCCAATACTGCATTTGAATTTGGATATTCCGTGTCACTAGCCAATAAATTTGACACCATTTTATCCAAACGTTGGTACGTTGATGCCGCTGTGGTAATTAACAAATAATTTGCCAATGATGCCGATGTCACATATGTGCTTGAATCAATTGATCCGTCTGCCTTTAAAAATTGTGTTGCCGTTCCGCCTGACTTTGCAATTGTTCCCACAATCAAATCACCTGCAATGGTTGTCACACCTGATGAATTAATCACAAAACGTGTTGCACCGGCTGTTTGGTCGTATATTCTAAAAAATCCGGCATCTGCCCCGATAAAATAATCAGGGTTTTGATCCGTATCTGTGAAATACAATTTAGGTTCTGCCCCTGAAATGGTCATGTTACCGGTAAACACCGGGTTTTCTGCATTTGCTTTTAATGCTAATGCTGCAATGACTGCGTTTGAATTTGGGTATTCTGTTGCACTTGCAAGCAAATTGGACACCATTTTGTCCAATCTTTGGTATGTTGATGCCGCATCCGTTGTGGTCAAATAGGTTGAATTATCGTATGAAATCGTTGTACCTGATGCCTTTACAAACCCGGTGCCATCCAATTGTGCCTGTGGTGTGTAACCTAATGCAGATGCGATGCTCTTATTTTCCCAATATCCATTTGCCAAATCATAAAATAAACCATGATTATTTGCAGGATCGGCAATGTAAACATCCTGAATCATTGACATTTTAGGCATAATATGTGGCCTTACCATCAATGTGCCCTGCGTTGCGTGAACACGTACAACCGCCGCAACCTCAATTTTGGCATTTGGTGCAATTGGTTGTGTTTCTGTTAATAAACCATCTGTGGCACTTGCTGAATCAAAATACAACACCGAACCCAATGTGAATGCTGTGGTGTCTATGTTTCTAACCTTGCCTAAAATTGTTACATATCCGAAATCGTTGTTTGCAAAATCTTGTGTTGCAACACCAATAAAATATTGAGGATTTGCGTTGATTGTTGCCGGATCGGCCAAAGACATCAAAAGGTGATCGCCTTCAACACCTGCAAACATTACTGCTTTCCCATTACCAATCGCCCCTGATGCTTTGCCATAAAAATGTAATTCCTGCCCGGCCTGTAAAACCACACCATTCAACAATCCCATGTCAAACGTTCCATCAATTGGATTCCACACAATTTCACCCACATCTGTGCTGTGCGTTGTGTCTGTGTCAATTGCCAAATATTCGGCACTCAATGAAAATTCTCCTAAATCAACATTTGCCGTTGCCCCTGTATATGGTACAAATCCTGTCAATGTTGGGAATGTAGCCAATGAACCATCACCACGAATGTATTGTGAAATTGTGCCGGTTGGATTGTTGTATTTGGCATTTAATGCATTTTGCAAATCTGTTTGATTGCTTAATGTGCCTGAAATATTACCCCACACGGCTGATGTGCCATCAATTGTCCACGATCTATTTGCACTCAAATCATACGTTGTGCCATTGATTGTCAATGTACGTGTTGTCGGAACCGGTGTGTAACCTAATGCCGAAATTATTTGTGAACTTGTAATGCCGGTCAAATAGGTATTTGCATCCAATGATCCATCCGCTTTTAAAAACTGCGTGGCTAAACCATTAGTGACCTTGTATTTGTTTGCTCTTAAAAAACCCTGCGAATCGATGAAAACATTTGAACCACCGCCAAAACCATCTGTGATTTGCTTTTCGCTTGCTGTTAGGATGTCATTGTCGATTGTTTTCAACAATGCTTTGTATGTTTCCGCTACTAATTGACCGGTTAATGATGCCATTTTTTACCTGCTTATTTTATTGCAAGTTAAAAAATTATTAGCCTTGTTTTATAGAACACATATCCGATAATGATGACTGATTCAAAAAAGATGGTGATTATGGCCCATGATGGCACCACATTTTTGATCACTTCTTTGTTCGAAATCTGAACATTGTCCGATTTTGATGATTGGTATTTGGATTTGTAAACAGATTCGATTGAATCAATATCAATTTTGGCCTCAATTCTGCCACGTGTTGAACGTAATGTGATTGTGCCTTGTGGTATTACAAATTTCGAATAAAAGGCCGTTAAAATGCCCGCAGAATCGCACGGATTTTCGATGATAATTGAATCACGGATTGCCTTTGTTTTATAAATAACATCTGATGTGTGGATGGTATCATATTTAACAATCGTGCTTTCTTTGATGATGGTTTTTGTTGGTTTGCAACTTGCAAACAGGATAATTGCGATGATTAGGAATTTTTTCATTTTTATATTATTTAACATATAATGTTGGTTACATTTTACATTATACCCACATTTTGGTAATAATGATGAATATATCCTACAAAATCACGTATCCCTGTGGATCGGTTTTCTTTGCGTTTTTCAATGCTAACACATCCGAAATCTTTTTACCAAATGTTTTTTCAAAATGTGGTGCATCAGGGAATTTTTTCCAATCGCCACCCCATGCCCATCCGTACTTTTTAAATATGGCCACAACCTCCATCCAATCCGCTTTGCCATCACCATCGAAATCCTTTTTGACATCCCATGATGCCGATGCACCATCAATCAAAACAATGTCTAATGCAAGGCCGTAATTATGAAATGAATACCCACCTTTTGCGTTGGTAACTTTGGCACCCGGTTTTGTTCTGCCAATCGCATACAAATCATCCTGTTCTTTAAATGTCCGCAATGTGTATGCAAACCGACAAAATGCATTCCCCCTTAATGCTCCACAAATTTCATCATAAATGGTTGCAACCTCAGCACGCAATTTAGGGTGCATCAATTGAATCCGTTCCAATGTCTTTTGGTCTTTCATTATTCCTGATCGGCTTTCTTTTTTACAGGTTTGCCGTGTTTTAAATTATGGTTTTCCTCTCTTAGATTCTCAATTTCAACCGTTAATTCATCCACTTTTTTGCTCAATTGGTCAACCTTCGCCTCCAACTTTTCATTCATTGCCGTTACCATGTCAATCACACGTTGGGAATTTTCTAATTGTATTGTACTGATGTCCGCATTTTCTTTTCGCTTTCCTAATATCCACGAAATTAATGCTGTGATTGTTGATGATGCTAGGCCGATAATGGCATCCCTTGTTTCCATTTATGCTGTTTGTTGGATTTTATTACTTATTTCAACTATGCCACGAAAATACGTGTGATCACGTTCATCATCCACCATATACGTTGATGACTCCTTTACGCAGGTAAATACATTGAATCCATCCGCAGATAAATCAAAGTAACCATTTGAACGTGTTCTGATTAATTCTAAAATTCTATTGATTGCCTGATTGGCTGTTAATTCACCACCCGAATCCGATGCAAAACGTGTCACCACTTCGATTCGTGTGATTGTTTCTGTGATATACGATGTCTGATTAAAATCTGTTTCATCTGATGAAACGGAATACACTAAAATGTACGGAAACGATGCTGTTGATGGAACCCGGTTGTAAACACCAAATGTCACACCATCAATCACCACGTTATTTGTCAAACGTGTAATGATCGCCTTGCGGATAAATTGAATCGGTTCTAACATTATTTAGTCAATTGTTTTAATTTTTGGTACAATCGTACATTTAGTAAACGTAATTCTGTGCGAATAGCAGGGAAAAAGAATGGACGGGCATACATTGCCTGTTTCTTGATTCCTTTGCCCTTAAATTGTGCCGCATAACTCGCAGGGAATCCGGCCTCTTGCAAAAACTTTAATGTGACACCACGACCTGTCCCAAATTCAACATATGGGGCATATGGTGCACGTGAAAAAACAACAACAGAATTTTCATTTTGCCTCTCGAATCCGGTTTGATTTCTCAAATTACCTGTATCGTGTGGAGCCGTAGATTTCATTCTACCAACCATCTGCATTGCTGTTGTGGTCAATTCGTTTGACAATTCCTGTTTAGAGAATTTTGCCAACTGATCCATCCGCTTTCGCAGATCATCCATTTGTTTAGAATCAACCTTAATTTTAATCATTACCCCTCTATTTTGGTGGCTGTCATTTTCACCCAAAAATTCTCAAACGTTTGAAATCCTGAATTAATGCGATACAATGCCGAAAATCCCTCAACTTGCAACACATCCTCATTGGCAATCAAATCGGCTGTTTCCTTTCTGATTGTGATCTCAATTTCTGTTGATTTTAATCTGATGCCCATACGTTCATCAATATCACCTTTTGTTTCTTGCACACGGCACCACACGGTGTCAATTGTCACATATCCGCCCGGTGTAGTTCCACCATATCCATCATCGGATTTGGCCATCCTTTTAATCAGGATGCGTTGTTTTAAAATTGATGCCGTGTTGTTTGTTGCCATTAGATAAATACCGCTTTTATGCCATCCAATAATTTTGCCGATGCACTTGGAACCTCATTCACGGTCATGCCGGTCACGAAATCCGTGCGATTGTCATAATAGGTCGAAACCATCATCAACAATGCCTGTTTCAATAGGCCATCACTCATTCCCTCTGTTGTGAAATCGATTTTGATATTTACCGCAGCCGGCTCAATCTCCACCATCGGATCACCTAACCCAAAAACAGAAAATGAAACCGCAACATCTTTCACCGTAACTGCATCAACGGATGCCACCGGCCCAAATGGAACATCAATAAAACCTGATGTCGAAAAATCAAGGTAATATGTGCGTTCCTTTGCGATAATGTCCCGGCTCATGTAGTTTTCTGCCGCTGTGTGTGCCGCTTCAATCATCAAATCAATCAACAAATCATCTGCCGTTGTGTCGATTCTAATGTAATTTTTTGCATCTGTTCGTGAAATAATTGGAACACCAATCACATCATTAATCTTGATCTGCCGCATCCTTTTTTGCTTTGTTGCCCTTTGTCTTATAAACTATTTTTTCCTCTTTTGTTTCAACCTCTACGGCCTCCACAATTGGTGCAATAACTTCGGGTTTATCCTCAACCTTTGTGCCAAAATTATTTGCCAAATAATGTCTTTCAACATCAGCCGAAACCGTTACGATTTCACCGGCTCTGTGGTATCCTGTTTTATTATCGAATACCGTTTTTCTCATTAAAACTTTGCCCATTATTGTGCTATTTTTTGAACAAATATAAAAAGAAAAGCCACCCAATATTTAGGTGGCTTTCTTTTAATTTGGAATTGTATTAAAACTAAACCCCGATTGCAGCGATGTCCGTTGCAAATGTACCCTTAACGATTGCTAATGGTGCGTAGTTAGTCAATGCAATTCTCTCTTGTAAACGTACCGTCACGAAACCATCACGTACGTTTGTTCCATCCTCACGGAAGAATTCAAGAGATAAGTTCTCACGAATCCACATTTGTGTTCCTAAACCGAAATTACCTACCAAGTAAGTTCCTGCCGTTACCGCTGTGTTGATTACAACCGGTACCCCTAAGAATTGTGGTTGTAAACCTGCGTAAACCTGATCTTTCAAATACTCATTTGTTGTTGACTTCAACAATAAGATTTTTGCAAAATCTGTTGGGTTTACCATGATGTAATCCGGGCGATAATTAACCAATGCTAATTGGTTGATTGCTACCGTTAAAACATCAAATTGGTTTGCTGCTGTGATTGAATCTGCAAATGCACCTGCTGCAAATGCTGTTGATCCTGATGTCACGATACCTGAAATGTTCGGTGCCGTTCCGTTACCATAAAGCAATTGTGCATCTTCTACCGTTAATAATTTTTCAGGTGCACGTGCCGCTAAATATGATGTCAATTGTGCTGTATCAGCCAACATTTCCTCAGAAATACGGAAATATGTTCCAACTTTCTGAACGTTTGCATCGTATGCCGTTAAATCGAAATCTGATTCAGGCAATGTTGAACCTTGTGCTGTTGCTGCTGCACCATTGTCATATGCTGATTCGCGTACGTAACGTACAACCTCTGCATTTGTAGAACCTTGTGCTAACAATTGGCGAACGTGTACCGGACGCGTTGGATCGTACTTGATACCCGGAACGTATTGTGCCGGAATAACTTCACCTGTGAAATTAGCCGCAACGGTCATATCACCTGCCTTGATTTCAAATTTAGCTGAACGGCTTGATCCGTTGATCAAATTCTCTAAACCACCTTTTGTGATACCTTCAACCAATGATTGCTTGAATGATTGTGCGTTTGCACCTGTTGCTGTTTTCTTTGCTGCAACTTCTGTTGCATCAATACGGCTGTGAAGTTCTGTAAACTTCGCCTCCATATTCTTGATTTCGGATTTTAATAATTCATCCGCTTTGCCTGTTGCTGATGCAACTGCCTGACCTTCTGCTTTTGCGATTCTCGCATCAATTGCCGAATTTAATTCGTTCAATTGGTTTTTGATTTCCTCTGTCATCTTATTTTGACTTTATTTGATTGTTTAAATATGAAAATATTTCGGAAATATCAACCTGTTTAACTTCCGGCACGGTGACAATTTCTGCCGGCCGTGTGGTAACATCAATAAACAATGATTTCAATTTCATCAACTCACCCTCAATTGCGTACCCTAATTCATCGGATACGTTTTCTTTTTTAATCATTTTGGCTAAAATGTCGAAACGTTTTGCCAATAAATCCTGATCAATTTCACCCTTTGCATCTGTAATCAATGCCATTGGGTTTGCTGCTAATGTAACGCATGAAATTTCGTACAACTTGCATTCTTTTAATTCACGCACACCATCCTGTCTGTAATTCTTAACAATTGGCATAATACCAACTGAATTTTCAGAAATCACACCATTTTTCATCAACAACAAAATGTCCTCGCCCATTCGTGTTTTCGGGATTTCAGCAACAAAATATAACCCTTTTGCATCTTCACGTAATTCTGTGAATTTGCCTAATGGCTGATCAATTCTGTGTTGGTTGCAATACCTTACACGTGAACCATTTTCAGATAATGTTTTTGTATATGCCCCTTGCAAAATGATGTCATTGTCTGAATCAATATTGCCAAAAATTGAACCATATCCGGACACGATGCCGTTTGCCTCATCAATGTCATCAATCCCAATGGATGTTTGTTTGTAAATCATAACCTTTCTTTTGCCCAAAATTAGTCAAATTGCTAATTAGAAATTCAACACAATTATTTTTTATTATTCTTGTAAAAAAATTCCTCGAATACTAAATCATTTGTTTGTCCATCTAATGGTTTTGAATGCTGATTTTCTCCATGTAAAATTTCATCAGGTATCCCATCAGGAAAAGCAAAACAACTATCTATTCCCCAAAAATGCTTGCAATTATTACACAAATCGCTGTCGATTATTTCTTTATTTTCCGGCATATGCTTTTAGTTTATCAAAAAATTGTTTCAATGCAATAGGCATATTTTGTGGCTCACGATAATACATGACTAATGATTCAGCAAATACCTCATCAATGTCTGTTGCTCCGTAAACACTTATTTTATATAAATCTTCTTTTTTCAAGTTTTGATAAATGGCTCTGTATTCATTTCGTAATGCCTCCGTTTCCTTTGAAAATGTCATTATCCCATTTTCAAGTTTTCCAAATTTTGACTGAACAAATCTTCTATTTATAAAACCTAATAATTGATCTTCAATTGTATGCCCTAATTCATGAATAAATAAATCAGCCGCAACATGATCTTTGCTAATGTGAACTAAATATCTGTCATAATTTAATGCCTCTTTTGCTGATTTTAAATAATTAGCAGGCATACTATTGCCCAATGCTTCGTAATTAATTACCCTTTGTTTAATTCTTTCTTTATAATTTTCAACGTTATTAAACCAAATTTTATTTATTTCATCAGGTTTTAATTTAGATGCATTATATTTTATCCATTTACCATTTGCTTTTCCTAATGATCGTGAACCATTATCAATGAAATCTAATGGCTCTAATTTCCAATCATCCATAACCATTTTAATGGTATTGTTTATTTCATTGGCTTTGTCAATCGATACCCCTCTATAATTTACTTTTAATGCAATTCCATTATCAACTGCCCATTGTTCTGCCTCTTTGATTGTTTTGGCATTTGATTCAATCACGGCCGTTTCTGCCACAACGGTTGCAATGACCTCAGGTGCCAATAATGCAGGTGATATTGCATCCACAATTTCAGCCTGTGCCATTCCAAATCCGATGTTGGTAATTCGTGGCCCAATTGTGTTTGCTCCCACCTTTGGCAATACAATCATTGCACAACGGCAATTGATTCTGTTGGATGCTGATGCACTCGGATCACCGGGCCTTTGCAATAATTCGCCACCAACTGAAAATTTGCTATTGAATGGAACGGTTTGATTATTTGCTGCCTGATGTGCCGGCCTTACTCTTGCATCATAACCTGATTTCCATGTTTTGGTCATATCAGCACCCGGAAACAGATTCAATGCCGCTTGTTCGGTTGCATAATTGGCTGCATTCGTTGCCTCAGTCCTTACAATTCTGCGTGCCTGATAATCGGCTAAATAATCAAATCTTTGTCGCAACATTTTGGCCTGAACCTTTTCACCGGCTGACATAAATATCGGATCTGACATAAATTGTCGCAATGTATTTGTCAATGTTGCTTGTGCTGTCGATGAAACCATAATTGCACTTTGTGTTCCAATCTGATTCCCCATAAAGGCAAATGCGTTGGCCCAAATGGATTGCATATTACCTGTATCGGCTTTCGGTAAATATTTTTCAACATTGCGTGAATACCAATTGGCAAATTGCAAACCGATTTTGGAATACATACCCTCGTACATTCCAACATATTTGCTGTCTTGAAAAAATCCCTGTGCTGATGCCGATGTCATGGCCTTAACCCTTAAAAATAGGTCAATGGCATCATTGTATTCCGCCTTGTAAAACTCCGTAAAATCCCTGATTGATGTGCGTTCCGCTTTGGTCAATTCCTTTTCGAACTCATCAGGCCAATTGTCTTGTGCCTTTTCCTCTTTCGGTGGATTAAATAGATTGCTACACACCGCCACGCGTTGATCAATGGTGCCAAAATCATTGACAATATTAGGATCAACAACACAACGGCCCATAAAATCATTTTGGCTTTCACCTTCAAATGGTTTAGGCAATGGCATATTTAGTCAATTTTTAGTGACTTTGGATTCTCCAATGATGGCATTGATGGATTTTGTGCCATCAAATTAGCCGGGATAAAATAATCATCCATAAACGCATTTTCTGTGTCCATTGCGTAATTCATTGCATCACGTTTTTCGTTTGGTGTAACCCACCACGCAGATGCCAATTGATTGACCAATTTGTCAATCTCTTCTTGCATCTCGCTGATGGCCGTGAAATCAAAGTCAATGAAATATTCATCACCTTTGCCATATTTTGGTGCCAACCAACGATTCAATTCATCACGAATTTTGATCAATTCAGGAATCACCGCATTTTGATACAATGCTTTTTTGGCTTCCTTCATATTGTTGTATGTCGATGAATCCGTGTTGTTTAACAACTGAACCGGGATATTGTAGATATTACATAAATCCTTAATGGTTCCATTGTATTGCTCAATCAATGACAAATCTGATGCTGATAAACCAAAATTAACCCATGACAAATCCTTTGGTGTGATAATAACATCACCTGCATTTGATGCCCCCTGATAATTTTTTCTGAATTTGTCTTTTAGTGCCTGTGCTTGCACCTCAGTCAAATTGCCATCCTTTGAAATCAACATACCACGTGATGTTTGATTCTGCAAATATTTTAATCCGGTTGTTACGGCTTCATTGTTGGCCGATAAAACACGTAGGCCGGCACGCAAAGGTGATTGGCCATATAGGTTTGAACCGCTGCTGTCGTAATCCGGATTAAAATCTTTAATGTGGCAAATCAATTCGGGTGCCACCTCAATCATTGAATTGTATTGAATTTTGTATCCTGCCACCGGTTGCATCACACCACCTGAAACGATTTCAACCAATTGTGATGGTAATGCATATAATTCCGTGAATTTACCTTGATTTGGCCCTGTATCCGGCCCGATGCCGTAGATATATCTGTTTCCGGTTAATTTACCGAATGCAACTATTTCACCCAACCATGCCGAAAACGATTGTTCCGGGTTTGGTCGCTTTAATAGTGCCTCTAATTCTGAATCCTTAACTTCTTCAAATGCTCTTTTTCGTAATATATTGGCTTTGTACATTGCATTCCCATCCATCACACCGGATGTCATTGCCTTGTATTGCTTTTCCGATCCCTCATTTGTAACCCTGTAAACGGTCATCGGGATTGTTGTCGCTGACTTTACAATCAGGTTAATAATAGAATAAATCGTTGCATTGCGTTGGTATCCATCACGAATGTATGTGACATCGTTGTCCTCATTCATTATGATGTTTGTACCTAGCCACGTATAAACCAATTTGTTGTATGCCGGATTTGTTCCTGTGGTCAATGCTTTGGCAATGGTCTGCCGGAATGTATCAATCAATGATGCCATCTGTATTGCTTTTTTTTCTCAAAAATAACGAATTAAACCACAAAAAAATCAGAACGATTTTTGTATTTGGTATAAACCCCATATCGGATTGCATCCATTAGGTGATTGTGTTTGTCTATTGGCTTATTTATAATCGTGTTAGAAACCTAAAAATTTATTACAATGACATTTCAAGATGAGCAAATATTTGTAATTGGTGATATTAAATG